TCAGTGCTGCTCTTCCATTGCAGCGGTGACTGCGAAATGCTGAACCCAGCCGGTTAGGTAAGCTAGGCCAGCGGGAATTCCGTCGCTGCGCTCTGTCGCGCGGGTAATGCGCCAGTCCTGCCATTTGGCAATGGCGGCTTCGCAATCCGGCGCGCCGCAGTGAAGTGCGCCAACCACCTCGTCCGCGAAATGCCGCCCCGAGCGGCTATCGAGGAAGTCGCGAATGCCGATCATCTCCTCCTCGGAGGTGGCGTTGACGGCTTGGGCGATTAGCCGGCTGGCGAGGATCCAGATGTCGGCCATGCGCCGATCGCGTTCGGAGCAGTTGGTCAGGGTTCCAAAGAACCCGTAATCGGTGTTGCGGCTGGGAAGGACGGTGGCGTTGGTCATGGCGGACTCCGCGGGCTGAGTTGCGTCTCGTTCTATGAGGTCAGAGTCGCTCCACTGAGCCGAAAAGTATAGCAAAATCAGTGTTCTATTGTTGCTAATTGATCATTCGGCGTGGTCCGGAAAATCGACCCAGCCGCTGTCTTGCCAGATGTAGAGATACGAGAGCTCGCAGGTCGGACGGGGCAGGATGCGGGGCGCGCGGGGCGGATCAAAACAGTCCAATTCGTCGGCCCGAACTTGGCGGATTTCCCGAGCGGCGAGGATGTCCTCGGGCGTCCAAGCCGCCAGCGCGGGCAGCATGTGCGCGGGGTAGCCGTAGAAATGCGTATAAACATGGGCCCATTCCTCGGGTCCGGTCTGGATAGCGATTTGTGCGCGGGTGCTCATCGTTGGGTCCCTCAGTTCTACTGGTCGATCATGGCGAGGATGGCGATGGCCATGCCGCCGAGGTATTCGCTGCGGCGAAATACAATCTCGTCGATGTGGTTGGCATCCGTGATGGCCGGATCGACCGTCAGGTCGGCAGCCATATGCGGCAGGAGTTTGGCGGCGGCTTCGTTGTAACGTTCGGCGATGGTCATGGGCGAGGTCCTTGGGTGCGTCGTTTGCGTTCAGGAATCTTCGCTCTGACGGCCAAGTATATCCACTATAATCGTAGCAATTACATGGCTTTAGAGGCGCGCATGGCGCAATCAAAACGCGGGTCGCTGATCGAGGCCGTGACCAACACGGTGGTGGGCTACGCGTTGGCGGTTGCCACGCAGTTCGCAGTGTTTCCGGCCTTTGGGTTGCGCGTCGGTGTGGTCGAGAACCTTGGCCTTGGGCTGATCTTTACAACCGTGTCGCTTGCCCGTGGTTACGCCCTGCGCCGGCTGTTCAACCGCTGGAGGCTCTGACAAGGCGCCAACGGCAGATACACCATCGAAGTGTTGTAAAAATGTAACGGGGGGGGGTAGAGGAACTTCGTCGATCTGGCGCGTTGGAAATATTGTGCCGATTGGGCTAATCGGACTGCAATCAATCTGAAACCCTTCTGCTGTAATTAATTGGGGCGGCCCTTGGTTCACCAAGCCATGTTGCATTTTGAATGGCACGAGTTCGCTTTGGCTGCGCTTTCGTTTGGCCTTTGCGTGTCGATTGTCCTTTTGCGCTCTCGTTTCCCGCGGCTCAGCGGGCGCAGGGAAGACTTACGGGCGGTGCAATCCATGCACACGCGGCTCACCCCACGTGTTGGGGGCGTTGCGATCTTCGGTGCACTGGGTTTGAGCGTGATCTTTGCGCCCGTTTCAATCTCTGGGCCTTATGCCAATTTCGTTCTTGCGAACTCGCTGCTCTTCGTGGTGGGGCTGGCAGAGGACCTTGGTTTCCACATGTCACCACGCAGGCGCATGTTGGCTGCCATGGGCGCGAGTTTGCTGGCGATCTGGCTCTTGGGCGTTTGGCTTCCACGCGCCGGCATCCCCGGGCTTGACCTGCTTGTCAATCACTGGGTGATCGGCGTTCCGTTAACCCTTCTGGTGACGGCAGGGATCGCAAACGGTTTCAACCTGATCGATGGGGTGAACGGCCTCGCGTCTATGACGGCTATCGCAGCAGCTATTGCACTGAGCTATATTGCAGAGCTGGCAGGCTACGCCACGATGGTCCACCTCTCGATGATGATTGCCGCAGGGATATTCGGGTTCTTCCTCGTGAACTATCCCTTTGGTCTGATTTTCCTCGGCGATGCTGGGGCATACACCATCGGATTTGTGCTGAGTTGGTTCGGAATAGCGGTTCTGCTCAATGCGCCTGATGTCTCGCCCTGGGCCATTTTGCTGACACTTTATTGGCCCGTGGCTGATACATTGCTGGCTATCTATCGCCGGTCTCGCAGAAACAAGGACGTTTCCGCCCCGGATCGGTTGCATGTGCATCAAATGGTGATGCGGGCTTTGGAAATCTGCATCCTCGGCCGAAACCGGCGTCAAATTGCAAACCCGCTCACGACACTTGTCTTGTCGCCCTTCGTCATCGCACCGCCAATCGCGGGTGTGCTGCTGTGGAACCAAAATCAGAACGCGTTTCTGGCCGTCGTGGTCTTTGGGGTGCTGTTCTTTGCGAGTTATGCGGCGGCGCCCGGTCTGATCCGCCGGTTCCGCCGATAATAACGGGAAGATCGACTGTCCTCCCGTATTGAGCAGGAGGCAGCTTGATGTCCGAACCTCGCACGCGCGGCCAAACCATCACGGTATCCCAGGCCGCGGCCCTGCTCGGTCGCTCGGACCGCTGGGTCCAGGGCCTGGTCAAATCTGGTTACATGGATCGGGCACAGCGGGGAGAATACACTCTGGTGGGCGTGATCCGCGGGGCGCTGGCCTATTACGAAGACCAACTCTCCAAGAACAACAAGGCCGCGGTCGCAAGCCGTGCCACAGAAGCGCGCACGCGCGAGATTGAACTCAGGATCCAGGAACGCAGCCGGGAACTGATCCCGATGGAGGATGCAAAGGCCGTCGTGGGTGAGATGGCGGCGCTGGTGCGGGCAGAGCTTGCCGGACTTGCCGCGCGGTACACGCGCGATATGGAGGCGCGGCGCGCGCTCGAAGAGGTGATCGATGGCGCGCTGGGACGTATTGCAGGGGCGGCCGACAAAGCAGGGGCAGCTCTGGTCGCTGGCAGCAGCGATCTGGAGGCCGAGCGAGAAACGTGACCCGGCGCCTTGGGCGGCCGCACACAGAATATACCCGGAAACTGCCGGTATTCCCGGCCCCCGTGATCCGGGGCTGACGCCCTACATGATCCCATGGTCTGCGGCCGTGCATCGCGGCGGCTATCGCCGGGTGGTGGCGGTGACTTCGGCACAGTCGGGCAAGACCGACAGCATGCTGGACATAATCGGCGCCCGGCTCGACCAGCGACCGGCACCAATATTGTACGTGGGGCCGACGAAGGAGTTTCTGACTGACCAGTTTGAACCGCGGCTGATGGCGCTATTGGACGAGGCCGACACGCTGGCAAACAAGGTGGTGCGCGGCCGCCGAATGAAAAAGACGCTGAAGCATGTCGCGGGCGTCCGGCTGCGTCTGGCGCATGCCGGCTCCTCCACGGCCCTGAAGTCTGACCCTGCCGCGCTGGCGCTGATCGACGAATACGATGAGATGATGGCCAATGTGAAAGGCCAAGGCGATGTTCTGGGCCTCGTGGAAGCCCGCGGTGAAACCTATGCCGATTTTGTGACGGCAATCACCAGCACACCGGCGCGAGGCCTCGTGGAAATCGAACCGGATGACACGACAGGCCTTGAGTTCTGGGCGCGATCGGCGCCGGAGGATCTCGAAAGCCCGATCTGGAAACTCTGGCAGGAGGGGACGCGGCATCACTGGGCCTGGCCGTGCAAACACTGCCGGGAGTTCTTCGTTCCCCGGTTCAAGCAGCTGCGCTGGCCGGAACGCGCCACGCCCGCGCAGGCCAAACTCGCCGCGACACTGGAATGCCCCCGCTGCGACGGTCAACACAGCGAGGCCGACAAGCCCTGGATGAACGCGCGCGGCGCAATGGTGGCGCCAGGACAGCGGGTCGAATTAAAGGATGACGCCCCGCGAGTGACCGGCGCGCCCGCCGACAGCTCGACGCTGTCGATGTGGACATCGGGGCTTTGCTCGCCCTTTGTCACCTGGGGGCAGCGGGCCGAAACATATCTGACGGCGCTGCAATCAGGCGATCACGACCGCATCCAGACGGCGATGAATGCGGGTTTTGGCGAATGCTACGCTATGACAGCCTCGGGCGATGTGCCGGACTGGCAAGAAATCATGGAACGTCGCGAGCCCTACCGGCCGGGCGATGTCCCCGCGGGCGGCTTGCGCCTCGTGATGGGCGTGGACGTGCAGAAGTTCAGTCTGGTCTATGTGATCCGGGCCTTCGGGGCGCGGGGCACGTCCTGGCTGATCGACAATGGCCAGCTTTACGGGCCCACGGAAGATGACGATGTCTGGTCCGCGCTGGCGGACCTGATGCTGACGCCGGTGAGCGGCATGCAGATCGAGAAGGTCTTTGTGGATTCAGGCTTCCGGCCGGACAAGCCGGAGCTGGGGAATGAGCACAAGGTTTATGAGTTTTGCCGCCGCTACAGCTGGCTGTGTGCGCCGACCAAGGGGAAGGATGTCCAGAGCCCGCCATACCGCGTGTCAAAAATCGAGGTGAAGCCCGACGGCAAAAAAGCGCTCTATTCGATCGACCTGGTGACGCTCTCGACGGATTTCTTCAAGTCGCTCGTGATGTCGCGCATTCGTACACCGGCCGATCAGCCTGGGGCGTTTCATGTGCATGAGGCGGTGTCGGAGGATTACTGCAAGCAGCTGACCTCGGAGGCGCGGGTCGTGGTTGAGGGTAAGCCTATCTGGGTGAAACGCTCGCGCAACAACCACTTTCTGGACTGCGAGGCACTCTGTGCGGCCATTGGCTACACGCTGAACGTCCAGCGCATTCCGGAAGGGATCGAACGCAAAACCTCAATCGAGGCATCCGTACCGGATGGGCATGACCCGACACAGGTAACGGCGCCAGAGCCTGACGGATCAAAGGCGCCGCCGCCGGCATCGCGCTCCTCCCCAGGACGCGGCGGCAGCGGCGCTCTGCGCGGGCGGTTTGCCCGCCATGGCAGCAGGCTGAATGGATAACGCACATGTCCGTGATCGCAAAGTTGAAAGATCTGCTGGCTGAGGCACTGCCTCCGGCGGCAGGGCCGGAGGGGATGAACCTCCCCAGACCCTCCGGCAAATACATGCGCGGTGGACGAGGCGTGACCTTTGCCGGCTGGAAGCCCACCTTGCGCGAGGCGCAGGATGATATTGGTGAGGCCTGGGACGATGCCGCGGCTCGGGTCAACGATCTGCTGCACAACAGCGGCTGGCTGGCCGGCGCGCTGGAACAATGTGTGGCCAACACCGTCGGTACCGGGCTCCAGCTGAAAGCACTGCCGGAGAACGAGACTTTTGGCATGACGCCGGTCGAGGCCTCGGACTGGGCCAAAACGGTCGAGCGTCGCTTTGAACTATGGGCGCGCAATGCCCAGGAATGCGATATCCAAGGCCTTCGGACCTTCGGGCAGATGCAGGCCGCTGCCTTCCGCTCCTGGATCATCACGGGCGAAATCCTCGCCGAACTGCCCTGGCGCAAGCGGCCGTGGAACCGATATGGGACAAAGGTGCGCCTGCTTCCGCCGCAGCGGCTCTCGCGCAAGACGGAAAGCATGCGGCGGCTGATCAACGGGGTCTATACGGATGCCGATGGCATGCCGGTGGGTTACCGCGCGATCCGAAAGGACCTGTTCAAACACGACGTGGAATATGACGTGCGCGCCCGCGATGCCGCGGGACGCCCGCGGGTGATCCACATCTTTGAGGGGGCGCCGGGCACGCATCGCGGCATCTCGCCCTTGGTGCCGGCGCTGCAGGTTGCCCGTCAGTTCGACCAGCTGGCTGATGCCACGCTGATGGCCGCGATCGTGCAGACGCTCTTCGCGGTGACCATCACTTCGGACGAGCCGACGGAACAGGTGCTCCAGGGGCTGCTGACGCCCCAGGAACAGGCGCAGATGTTGGCACAGGGCATCTCGCCGATGGAGGCCTATATTGAGATGGTGGCGGGCTATTATGACGGCAGCACGTTGGATGTGGGGATTAACGGCCGCTTGGCCCACCTATTTCCGGGTCAGGAGCTGAAGTTCCATACCTCGAACCACCCGTCTTCGGATTACGCGGCCTTTTCCATGCATTTGCTGCGTGAACTCGCGCGGTGTCTGGGGCTGACTTATGAAAGCGCCACGGGTGACAATGTGGGGGCGACCTATTCCTCGCTGCAGGCGGCAACGACAGAGATCTTCGCCATCACCAAGGCCCGCCGGCGCAACATCATGGCGCCGTTTTGCCAGCCGATCTACGAGGCCTGGCTCGAGGAAGAGATTGAGGCGGGCAGCCTGCCGTTTCCCGGTGGAATTGCGGGTTTTCTTGCCAATCGCACAGCGGCCTGTCGTGCGGAATGGCGGGGCGATCCCAGACCGCAAGCTGACGATCTCAAAAAGGCCAAGGCGCACGAGGTGTGGAAACGGCTCGGCGTGATGTCGGATGCGATGATCTGTACCGATCTCGGGGCGGATGTGGACGATGTCTACCAGCAACTCGCCCAAGAACAGGCGCTGCGTGCCGAATACGGCCTGCCCGAGCCACAGATGATGGGGGCGCAGGGCGGTGGGCCGAGTGCGGCCACAGATGGACAGGACGACGCAGGCGATGAGGCCGAGGTATGACGATCAGCATCGATGAGGCGGATCCCTGCGCCGCAGCGGCCAGCCTTCGCCAGGTCTATGTCCGGCTTGTCGCCGGCGAAGGGGCCATGGAGGTGCGGTTCCGCGCCGGATCAAACGGGGTGGAACGCTCCGTCACCTATCACCGAGCGCATCCCGACCGGCTTTTGGCGGTCATTCGCGGTTTTGAAGAACAATGCGCCCGACTGCAGGGCCGCGGTCCGCGACGCTTTGCACTTGGAACAGGAGGGGTGAGGTGACGGAACCACCCGATAACACAAGAACCTCTGCGGGGCCGTCTCTGGCGCAGATTGCCGGCCGCGTTCTGAACCGACCACTGCTTTTGCACCCCGACAAGGCCGATCTGATCCTGCATGTGCTACAGGGACGGATTGGCATTGAGCCGCTGCAAACCGTCACGCCTGAGACCAACAGGTTCGTCGGCACATACCGCCGCGACAATGGCAGTATCGGGTCCATGCGCGTGGAAAACGGGGTCGCTATCCTGCCGATCGTCGGCAGCCTGGTGAACCGCGGTGCCTGGATCGGGGCCAGTTCCGGCCTGGTGTCCTACGAGGGCATAGCTGCGCAGCTGCGCGAGGCGGAAGCCGACCTGGATGTCCGTGCGATCCTGATGGACATCGACAGCCCGGGCGGTGAAGCGACCGGCATGTTTGCCACGGCCAAGCTGGTCAGTGCGGTCAATAAGACTAAGCCAGTCGTCGCGTTCGTGAACGATGTGGCGGCCTCTGCTGCCTACGGCATCGCGAGCGCAGCCAGTGAAATCATCGTCTCACCCACCTCGATGGTGGGATCGATTGGCGTGGTGCTGACCCATCTCGATCGCTCAGGCGAGCTCGAGGACCGCGGCGTCAAACCGACGCTTATTCACGCAGGCGCGCACAAGGTGGATGGCCACCCATTTGGGCCGCTGTCAGACGCCGTGCGCGCCGATCTGCAGGCCGAGGTTATGAAAATCTACCACCAGTTCGTCGGCCTTGTGGCCGAGGGCCGCGCCGGTCGGATCAGTCCGGACGCGATCCGTGCAACGGAAGCCCGCACCTATCTGGGCGCCGATGCCATCTCCCAGGGCCTCGCTGATCGCATGGCGAGCCTTGAGGAGGTGATCGGCGCGCTCTCGCAACCGCCCTCCGGGGCAAGCCCCCAGAGAAAGGGAGGAGCCATGACGAAAACACCCCAAAGTGAGGCGCCCTCGAGTGACGTCTCTGCTATCAGCCCCGCAGATCTGCGGGCGGCTGTCGATGTAGCCCGGACGGAAGCCCATGCGGCTGGCGTCAGCGCCGGTAAGGCAGAGGCTACCGCGCGCATCAAATCCATTCTGACGGCGCCGGAAACGGACGGCCGTGAAGCTCAAGCGCTCGTTTTGGCGCTCGAGACCGAAATGACAGCCGCCGACGCTGCTAAGGTGCTGGCAGCCTCGCCGAAAGCCAATATGTCAGCCTCTATCGCCGACCGAGCCGCCCAAGAGACGGAACTCGGGGCCGAAACTCCGGCCGATCACCGCAACCGATCTGAACGCAGCGCGGCTGGGTGGGCAAAAGCCATCACCCAAGCCAATGCGCGCTTCAGCTGAATAGGAGAGACAGTCCATGACCGTTCTCATCGAAGGCCGGCATCCCGGCGAATTCCTGATGACCGAGGCCAATGGCCAGCGCTCGCGGGAAAACATCACCATCGCCAGCGGCGCAGGCATTATCGCCCCGGGCACTGTGCTTGGCAAAATCACCGCGACCGGCAAATATCTGGCCAGTGCCGTCGGCGCGACCGATGGTAGCCAGACGGCCGTGGCGATCGCGCTCTATGGCTGCGATGCCACGGGCAGTGATGTTGGCATTGCCGCGATCACGCGGGATGCCGAGGTCAATGGCAAGATCCTGACCTACCACCCCGACCGCGATCAGGCGGCAGAAACGGCCGCGGCCCAAGCCGATCTCGCGGCTGTCGGGATCATCGTGCGGTAACCACCGCCAACTGTCCCCATTCCTTACATTTTGAAATCGATCGCTTGCGCCCTCGGGCAGCGGGGTGATCTCGCGTGGCCATTCGCTGGCGCGCCGACGCAATAAAGGACCTCCCATGTCGATCCTCAATATCTTCAGTCAGGACGCCTTCAGCGTCATGCGGCTCACGGATGCGCTTCGTGAGATCAAATATACCCCGTCCCGTATTGGGCAGATGGGTCTCTTCCAGACCACCAGCATCGACACGCTCGACATCGCGATCGAGAAGGACAAAGAGCAAAACCGCATGCTGGTCTCCGCGAGCCCGCGCGGCGGCCCGGGCCAGACCTTCGACAAATCGAAGCGCGCCGTGCGCATGCTGAAGGTGCCGCACTTCCAGGTCGATGATGCGATCTATGCCGACGAGGTGCAGCAGGTCCGCGCCTTCGGCCAGGAGGTGGCGGTCGAGCGGCTGCAGCAGAAAATCGCAGACCGAGCAGCCGAGGCGAGCCAGTTCTTCGCGCTCACGGAAGAATACCACCGGCTGAACATTCTCAAGACCGGCCAGTTGCTCGATGCTGATGGCTCGGTTTTGTTCGACTATTTCACCGAGTTTGGCGAAAACCAGCAGGCAGTGGTGGATTTCGATCTCGATAATGCCAGCGCCGCCGATGGGGCACTGCGCAAGAAATGCGCGGGCGTCATCCGCCAGATGGCCGGCATCCTCGACGGGCTGCCCTATACGGGCATTATGGCGCTTTGCGGAGATGCCTTCTTTGACGATCTCATCGCCCATCAAGAGGTGCGCGAAACCTACAAGGGCTATGCGGACGCTGCCTCGCTGCGCAACGCCTATATCAATGCGGGCAATTCCGGCATCTACGGTGCCTTCGAGTTTGGCGGCATCACCTGGATGAACTATCGCGGTGGGCAAAATGTCGGCATCGACACCGACAAATGCCATCTCGTGCCCTCGGGCGTGCCTGGGCTCTTCCGCACAGTCTACGCTCCGGCGGACTACATCGAGACGGTAAACACGCCTGGCCAGCGCCTCTACGGCAAACAGTGGGAAATGCAGAACGGCAAAGGCGTGAACCTCGAGTTCCAGATGAACGCCCTGCATTACTGCACGCGGCCGCGGGTCCTGATCCCGGGTAAGCGGACGTGATCAAATGGGACGGACATCTCACTTGAACATCAGCGGCTTTCATCTTTGGGTTGGTCACTGAATTTAGCAGATTCATAGGCTTCAACGGCGTTCACTAACTCTTCAAGCCAAACCTCGTCCTTTGATCCGGGGACGGCGTTCCAAAGCCGTTCGATTTCCTGAAGAGCCTGTCGATGTTCTTCGTGGTTCGTGATCAGCACGGTTTTCATGTGCTTTCCCCCGGTGGTGATAATCTCATGTCTCTTTTCAATGACTTGGATGCGTATGCCAGCGCAGCGGTCAAGGGCGTTTTCGCCGAACCAGCCCTTCTGCGCCCGCGTGTGTCCACGCAATACGCGGAACGCAGCGCTGATCCAGGCCGCGCAGAGTCAACCACCTACGGCATATTCTCAGCTGGCCCCGCGCAGGAGGATTTACGCGGGCAAGCGCGTGGTGGGCAAATGTCGGGCACGACCAAGCTGTCCACCACTGCCGCCGAGCTCTGGATCGCCAAGGCGCAGGTGGATGCGTTGACTGCGCTGCCGATCACCGGCGACGCGGTTGTCCTGACGGCACGCAGCAGGCAGCCGAGCTATGCGATTTCAAGGGTTGCCACCTCGGATCTGGGGGATCTGACCCTGATCCTTGTTCGAGAGGATGAAACTTCATGAGCCTGACCCGCCTTGTCATGCGATTGGCTGCGGCTCGTGCGCTGCGGGATCGCACCTTGGCGGGCACCCGGGTGTTCGACAGCGCGGTCGACCCAATCGACCAGACCATCGCCGAAAACCGCCAGCCACTTCTGGTGCTGACCACGGATGAACACGAGGCCGACATTACTGGTCGCGATCTTGCTGGGGGCGCGCAACGTTGCGATCTGATCATCGAACTTGCCATCGCCGCGCGGGTCGAGGTGCCTGCCCGTGACGGTCAGGGCGGCCAGATCACCATCGCCATTCCGCACACAGATGAGGGGATGGAACTGACGCTCGACATGATGGAGCATCAGGTCATCACCTCGCTGACGCGCGATGACAGTGCCTGGGCGCGCGCCTGGATGAAACTGGTCCCCCGCGTGTCCCGGCGGCTTTCACGTCGCGGGGCCTCCTCAGAAAACGGCGTGCGCTTCGCAGCCCGTCAACTGGTTCTGACCTGCGATCTGGTCGACACGCCAGCGGTGGGGGCGGATATCCTGCCCGGCACCGCCTGGGGCGAGGTTCTTGCACTGATGGAAGCGGATCAGACATTGGCGCCGATCGCGGCCATGCTACGCGAGCAGATCGAGGGTAATGATGTCCCCGATTGGGCGCGCACTGCGCAGATGCTGGGTGTTCCACTGGACGTCATGGATCAGCTTGGCGTTATGCCCGCGCTCGACGATCAAGGCGATCCAGTGCCCTTGGATACAGTAATCTTCGATGAAGAAGGCGACCGTGTGACCACAATTGATGCGTCGATCACTGCGGCAGCGGGGTCCTGACATGGCCATCCGCGAATTGGTGGAACTCGCCGCGCGCATCGCCGAGCTCGAACGCCGCTTCTCGGGTATGATGCGGCACGGCACTGTGGCTGAGGTTGACACCGAGGCCCAACGGATCCGGCTGGACTTCGGCCCTGCGCATGGGATTTCGGGGCGGTTTCTGTCGCCGTGGATCCCCTATGCACAATTCTCGGGCGCCCTGCGGGTCCATACACCGCCCAGCATCGGGCAGCAGTTCACGGCGATGTCGCCGAACGGGGATTTTCAGCAAGCAGTCGCCGTGCCGCTGACCCACTCGAGTGGTAACCCGTCGCCCTCGACGGCAGCCGACCAGAATGTGCTGCACTTTGGCGCTGTCACCGTGACCCTGGCCGAAGATAGCCTCGAGATCGCCGTCGGCGGGGTCCGTTTCAAGGTTGACGGCGCCAACGTTGAAATCACCGGCGGCGAGGTCCGCCACAACGGAAAGAATATCGGCGACAGCCACATCCATAGCGGCGTGCGCTCCGGACCTTCGGTCACGGGCACTCCCGCAAACTGACAAGGACAATCCAATGCCACGCTACGCCATCACCGAAACCGCCGGCCGCTTTGTGGCGGGCCAAACCAATACGGGCGTTGGGACAATCCTGACCCTCACCGAAAAACAGGCCGAACACGAGGTCCGCCTCGGTTCTCTGCGCGCGCTGGATGTCAAACCCGCTGCCAAAGCCGCGAAATCCGAAAAAGCTGCGGCAAAACCTGACGCCTCCGAGGCAAAGGAATAACCCAAAACTATGGCCCGCCGTTCCCCCAATCCGTCGGTCGGTCTGAATGCCACGACAGGCCGTATTTTGGAGGGCTGGCCGCATGTGGTGCAAAGCCTGCAGGATATCTTCACCACACGGTTTGGCAGCCGGGTCATGCGGGAATGGTATGGGTCTTTCGTGCCGCATCTCATGGGGCGCACGATCAGCCCAAACGAGGTCACGCCCTTTTTCGCAGCTGTGACCTCGGCCATCGAGCAGTTCGAGCCGCGCTACCGGGTGACGCGCATCCAGGTCGTCGAGGTCACACGCGCGGGCGCCTTGCACGTCTTCCTCGAGGGTGAATACCGCCCCCGTGCGATGTTCGGTGATTATACCGTAGAGGGCGCGCGCCGCATTGATGCCTATGCCAATCCCGATGGCGTCCTGATCGAAACCCGTGAGGCCCTGGCATGAGCCGCTTTACCGCCATCAATCTGGCCGGTCTGCCGCCGCCTGATGTGATCGAGACGCTGGACTACGAGACCATCGTAAGAAACATGCGCGATGATCTTGTCGCGCGATTTCCGGATATCGCCGGCGTCATCGATCTCGAAAGTGAGCCCGCGCGCAAGCTGATCGAGGCTTTTGCCTACCGCGAACTTCTTCTGCGCGCGCGGATCAATGACGCCGCCCGGTCCGTGCTCCTAGCCTCCGCCTATGGGTCAAACCTCGATCATCTGGCAGCGCTTTTCGCCACAGCGCGTATGCAGGTCGAGGATGAAACCGGCAAGCTGGTTGCTGAAGACGATGCACGCCTGCGCCGTCGGGTGCAGTTGGCGCCTGATGCTTTTTCGGTCGCGGGACCAGAGGGGGCTTATGTCTATCATGCCCTTAGTGCCGCCCCTTGGGCGCGAGATGCCACCGCGATCATGACCACGCCGGGCCGGGTGCGCGTGACGATGTTGCGAGCGGGCGATGACCCAGTACCGAGCCTCGAAGAACGCGAGATCGTCCGCCTGTCGCTCATCGACAATAATGTGCGGCCACTCACGGACATGGTTGAGGTCCTGGGGCCGTCGGTGCATCCGGTGACGATCAACGCAACATTGACGCTTTATCCCGGCCCAGACGGTAACCTGGTGCGCGATCGCGCGCTCACAGCGCTGACCACTTGGGTGGAAAGCAACCGCATGCTGGGCATGAACCTTCGCCGCTCGGCCATCTTCTCAAAACTGCACCAGGAAGGCGTACATTCGGTGGACCTGATCTCGCCGGCAGAGGACCTCGTTCTGTGGCCAACCGAGGTCTACGCCGTCGAGGCGATTACCATCACGGTCGCAGATCTGCGCGACGCGTAGGAGCGCCGATGATGGCCCAAGATACCCTGCTGCCTGACAACCGAACTTCCTTCGAGGAGGCGACCGATCTCACAGGTGCACGCATCGCAGACCTGCCGATCGGACTGCGTGAACTCATCCAGCCCGCGGCGGTCCCGGCACCCCATCTGCCTTGGCTCGCCTGGGGCCTATCGGTCGATCTCTGGGACAAAGACTGGCCGGAGGAGAAAAAACGCGCGCGCACCGCACGTTCACTGCCATTCCATGCGATAAAGGGCACACAAACCGCGATCGCTGAAGCCCTTGCGGTCATGGGCGCCGAAGCGCGACGGTTTATCGTGCCGCCAGCCAAGACCTATCTGTCGAAGGCGCTGACCGAGACGGAACGTGCGGCGTACCTTGATCGTTTCGCGCAACTGCGGATCTATCCCTTCGTCGCACGGGGTGTTTCCGGCCGGAACACCCGGTTTCTGTCGGCGCCGGATGGGCCTGGCACGGCTTTCGCGGGGCCAAACAACCCGGTCTCGATTACTGAGAGCAAATACATCCGCACGGCCAAGCTCTTTGACCGGGGCGCGGAGACCGATCTGACGGTTCGCTCGGTGACCCCCGAACGCGTTGGAGAGGCCAACGCGATTTCCTATGATGAGGTCGTGCTCGCGCCCAAGCCCACGGCGGCCATTCATCTCGGCGCAGCGCCAAAACCAAAGGCTTTCCTGATCGATGACATCGGCGTGCGCCAGCGGATTGTTCGTATCCCGCGCGATGAGACATACAGCTATCGGCTTGGCCGGGAACAATACACAACCGTCCTGCCCAAGGGCGATCTGATCGATTTGCGTCCGCAGCAGGTCGCTGAACAACACCCGCAGCAGGCGACGTCCCTGTTTCCGGGCGGCGCGGGGCAGTGTGTCTCTGGCGCCTACCTGCCGGAAACAATCGCCTGGCAGCATCTCTATGACCGCTGGCACATCCACGACCCGGACCGCGTGCTCGATGAGCGTAAACGCTCCACCCATCTGGGCTACACCCGCCTTGGAATGCCGCCCTATACGGCCGAGGTGCTGACCCGCATCAAAGGGAAGCGTCACCCGCGGACAGCGGGCCGGTTCGTCAATGGTTATGTCGTGGCCGCTAGCACCAAGCCCGTCGCCGATGCGCGCGCGGCGGTGATGGTCGCCAAATCGCTCCGGGACAAGGTCCTGATCAACACAAAGACCTGGCGCGTGCCGCGACCGGGCGACCGCCGCGCTGTGGGGGATATCACGCTCGGCGCATTGACAGAGGTTTGAGGCATGGAACGCACCGTCATCTACCGCGATCGCCAGGAGCTGCAATCCGCCGATCTCAACAACATGCAGGATTTCGGCCGCGCCTCGATGGATCACATCGTGCGTGACGCGCTTGAACCTGGCAAAGCCTATTCGGGGTTTTCTGCCACCAAAACGGCCGCCACAGAACTGACTCTCTCCGCAGGTCGGCTTTACGCAGGCGGCGCGATCTATGCGCGGGGCGAGGATATCATCGTTGATCTCTTCAACGTGCTGCCGCTGGTGACCCGCAAACGCGTGGCGATCGTCAGCTTCGGCCAAGAGGTCGAGACCGATATCCAGCCGCGGGATTTCCTGATCGACGCGCAAACGGGCACCACCGAGCCGCAGTCCGTGGCCATGGAAAGCCTGCGCCGCGCGGAGATTTCGACGGTGGCAGGCACCGAAGGGCCGGACCCGAGCTATCCGGCGACAGATGCCAATGTGACGGTCATCGCCTATGTGCTCCTCGACACCTCCGGCGTGGTCGCGATTGAGCAATGGCAGGCGACGCAACTCCCGAACTTGCGCAATATCGCGAACCGCACGATCGCACTGGAAAACTGGCGCGGCCAGATCAGCGGTCAGGTGGATACGCTGCGCACGGACCTCTCGGCCCTGGCGGATCGGCTGGCAGGCTATGCCACCAAGGCCGAAATCGTCGAACTGACAGAACAGCTCGATGAGTTGCGCACCGAAGTCTATGCGCCGGGCGCCTACATCTACTATGGCACGAACCACTTCCTGACGGCGGAGGGGTCGAACGTTGATCATCCCAGTTTCGATGCGGTGGTCGAGGAAGGCATTCGCTTCCCGCGGGCTGGGGCGGAAACCTCAGAACTGGCACTGCTGAACCCCAACAATGTCTATATCGCCAACACCAGCGGGTTTGTGCTGCCCAAATACGCCCATGGCGTCCGGCTTGATCTGACGGGCTACGCCTCCGAGACCCGGCTGGCCCAATACACCTTCGAGACCACCGAGATCCGCCAGCTCACCCGCGCCCGCACGCGGCGGCGCTATGGCAATTCGATGGTGGTCTGCACAAACAGCCGTTGGTGGCGCCAGGGCACCTATGATCTCGCGGGCAATGTCTTCCGCCGGGATGGTGAGACCTGGGAGGTCACGAACGGCCTGCCGGACCGTATGCCCAATGGCGCGCGGGTGCCCAATGGCAATGTGCATTGGATCCGGGTGCGCCGATTCTGGATCGATACCTATGAGGAACAGTACTGGGACCGAGTCACAACCACGGCCACGATCAATGGCCAGCAGGTTGCTCAGACCTTCCTGAACTCGCAAGATGGTTGGCTGAGCCAGGTGGGGCTGTATTTCTCGCGCAAGGCTGCGGCAGGTGATGTGACAGTGCTGGTCACAGAGACGGCCTTTGGCATGCCGGATCTGTCCCGGGTCATCTCGCGCACGACCCTGCCGGTTCTGGATATTCAGGTGGGGGCAATTTCCAAAGAAGTGGGGCTGCCGTCGCTCGTGGAAACCAAGCTGCCGATCACCCCAACCTTCCTAACGGCGGGGCGGCGCTATGCCATCGTGTTGGTCACCACCGGCGATCACTATGTTGCTATGACCAATACCGACAACGGTGTGGTGCAAGGCACCTTCTTTGTCTCAACCGATGGCGCCTTTTTCGCGGGCAATCTCGTCGATGACATGAAGATGCGGCTTTACTTCGCGCGGTTTGAGCGCACGCGGCTCTCGGTCGAACTGACGGCCCTGCAGCTGGCAGGGGGCATCCTCGATCTCGATGTTCTGCATCCAGGCGTGACGCCGCCGGCCTGTCGCACGGATATCGAGGTACAGGTGAACGGGGCCTGGGTGGCGCTCGATGGCGAGGCCAACGGGCCGGACCTTTCGGGGCTGCCGGCGATCCTGCCGCTGCGGGTGACTCTAACCGGCACCACCGACCTGATGCCGGGTTTTGGCTTGACCGGATCGCAGGCTGTGGCCACGCGCCCCAAGACGGCCTTCACCTGGGTGTCAGACGCTCGAACGCTTGGCTCGCCTACAACCAGCGTCAAGGTGGTCACGGATTTGCAGCATTTCGAAGAGGCAAACCACGATTGCACCATCACCTTGCTCACCGGAGCGGGTTTGACCGGCACCGAGGCGGCCGATGTGGTTGAGGATGTGGTCCTGGCCGATGGCACGGTGCGGCGGACCTCGATCTTCAATGTGACCTCGGTCAGCACCTACGCCGTCAAGATCGTGGGCTCGACCGTCAGCGCGGCACTGCCGTTCCTCGTGAGCGAGCTGATCGAATACGCGCAAAGCTGATCCCATAAAGGAAAGACCTCTCATGGCCTCCAAACCGACCCATTACCGGGTGACGGTGAACCGTCCCCTTGAATTCGCTGGCGCCCGGTTTCGGCCGGGCGCGCGCTATACCGTCACGACGGCAATCTTCGACAGTTTGTCGACAGATCATCCCGAGGCCATCGCGACATCCGAACCGCTGAAGAAAGGCTGACGCCATGCTGAGGTTCGAAGACCTACGCGTGCGCGACAATCAGGATCTCGACCGGGATTTCTTCAACCGCCGCTATCGCCTGATTGCGGAAAGCCTCGCAGAACTGAATGCTCAGCTCGCCCAGATCGGCACGGCCACCGACAATCTGGTCACGCTGGGCCTGACCCGGGTGAATGAAGTCCTGGGGCCTGCGCTGGCCACAGCATCTGCCGCCGCAGAAAACGGGTTTCTGGTCGCGACATCGGCCACGCCGCTCACGCTCACGGTCGGGCTCGAGACAACCTTTGAGATCGACGACACACCGGCACGTGCGCTCTTTGCGCCCACGCCCTATGTGGTGATCTCACGAGACGGGACCGGCAGCCTGAACGACTGGGCAGTGTTTCGAGTGGCAGCTTACGCGCGGGAAAACGGTGGGCTCGCAGGTGAGGTTGTCGCCATTCACGGCGAGATTGGCGCTGCCCAGCACAATGACTGGGTGATTTCCGCAAGCGCGGGTCTCGCGACGGCGCTGATCGAGGCCGCCGCCAATGTGGCTAACACGCTGCTCTTGGCTCAACAGGCCGCTCAAGATGCCGCAGATGCCGCAGCCGTGGCGGAAAGCGTGCTCGCCAATGGCCCGGTCTCCTCGGTGAATGGCCAGACCGGCACCGTGGCGCTCGGGATCGGCGATATTCCGACGCTCACGTCCCAGCTCGCGAGTAAAGCGGCCAGTAGCCACGGGCACACGATCGCCCAGGTCTCCAACCTGCAAAGCACGCTCGATGGGTTGCAGGCCCAGATCACCACGGTGGATGGCGGGTCCTACTGACCCGCGTCTTTTGCCCTGACATTTTCAAGGAGGGACAGCCATGTCCGACCCGACTTTCGGGATTTCGATCACGCGGATCGACAATGAACCGCGCCCACCGGTCTGGAGTGATATGTCGGTGGTCGGCATCATTGGCACCGCACCGGATGCGGATGCATCTGTCTTTCCCGCTGACACGCCCGTGTTTCTCTATTCCGATGATGCGGCCAAGCTGACCGCGCTCGGGGACGCCGGCACGCTCAAAGACGCGCTGGTTCTGCTCAACGCGCAGCTTGGTGAATTCCAGGTCGCTGCCAAGGTGGTCCTGGTTCGCGTCGAAGACGGTGTCGACGCTGCAGCGACGATTGCCAGTGTCGTGGGTGATGGCGCACAGACAGGGCTTTCTGCCTTCCGACGCGCAGGGCCCGAGATTGGCATGATCCCGCGGCTCCTTTGCGCGCCTGGGTTCACCAGCCAGCGCACGGGGGCTGAGGCGAACCCGGTTTGCGCAGCCTTGCCGCCCATCTGCGAAAAGCTCCTGGCCCATGCTGTGGTCGACGGCCCGGCCACGACAGAGCAAGATGCCATCGACTGGCGCGAGAAGATTTCCTCGTCGCGCCTCATCCCCATCGATCCGGCAGTGAAGGTCTACGACAATGGCGTGAGTGTGGTCCAACCCGCATCACCTGCCATCATCGGCATCGGCGTCCGCCGCGATCACGAAAAACAAGGCAGGCCGTTCCACTCCTGGGCCAACCAGCCGGTGCAGGGCATTGTCGGCCCCTCTCGGCCCATCAGCTTTTCGCTGACGGATGGTGCGACCGAGGGGCAGCGGCTTTTGTCGGCCAATATTGGCGTGCTCCTGCGCGGCGAGATGGGTGTCGAAAGCGCCATTGGCCAGGGTGGCTTCATCTTTGTCGGGACCGACAATGCCGGAGAGGATGATCTCTGGCGGTTCTATAATGTCACCCGAGGACGGGATTTCATTCACCTGATGCTGCTTCGGACCCTGCGCTTCTATCTCGGGCGCTTCAACGTCACCGGTCAGACTATCCAGGCCATCCTGAACACCATGGAAACGGGACTGCGCAACCTAAAGGCCGATGGGGACATCCTGGGCTTCGAGCTGAAATTCACACGCGATCAAAACACGCCGGAAGAACTGCGCCAAGGCCGCTTCACCGTCAGCTTTGCGGCTGAAGAGGCCCCGGTGCTGCGCTATCTTGGCATTCAATCTGCCCGCTATCGCCCGGCGCTTGATGCGCTGCTGGATGACCTGCTCGCGCAGGTCGGCACCATCACCGGCTGAGAGGACCTCACATGAGCAATATCTACATCATGGAAGCCGCAAACCTCTTTTGCGGCGATGAGGATCCGACAGCCTCGAAACACCTGACGCTGACCGAGTTGCAACTGCCCAATCTGCAGGAAAGCTTTCAGGATTATCACCCGGGCGGCTCGCGCGTGCAGATCGAAGTGGCCGTCGGCATCCAGAAATTGGAGGCCAGCTTCAAGCTGGCGGGCTGGGATCCAGATCTTCTGACCCAGTTTGGGTTGGGCGCGGCCTCGCGCAAGAAATTCACCGCCTATGGCTCGATCCGCTCAAAACGGACGGGCGAGGCTATCGAGGCGAAAGCCGTGCTTGAAGGCCGGCTTGGGGCGGCAAATCCGGAAGCCTTCCAGCGCGGTGAAATGCAGGGCTTTGACTATTCGATTTCGGAAATCTTGCATTACGAGCTGCATTTTGGCGGGGTCGAGAAACTCTACTGGGACTTTTTCACCGCCGATTGGCGCGTGGATGGCACCTCCCAGAACGCTGATGAGCGCAACATCCTGCGCATTCCCAACGGATTTTGAGGGGACCCATGGCACAGCATCGCAATAAACGCCTACCGCTCACGGCACCCATCGCCTTGGGGGATCAGACCCTGACGGAGGTCAGTGTCAAGAAGCCAAAAGTGAAGGACCTCAAGACCCTGCAGGATGCGTTGGCTGGGATCGAGGATCAGCTGGAACAGGGCATTCTCATGGCTGCCGTTCTGACCGATCTGCCACGCGAGGCGATCGAAGAGATGGACACCGACGATTTTACCGCGATCTCCGAGGTGATCGCGGGTTTTTTCCCACAGGGCACGGCATCCGCGACTGGCGCACCATCACAGCCGAAACCGCCCACTGGCTGAACACGCCGATCACGGACTTGATGGACATGGACTGGCCGGAGCTGGTCCTCTGGCACGCCGAGGCCCGTCGTTTGGCGCGCGCCGCAATGCTGAAGTGAACCTGATCCCATGGCAACGCTGACCTCCCAGCTGGTGATCGAGCTTCTCGATCGCGTGACGAGCCCTGCGCGGCAAGCGGCCAGCGCGCTGGCTGGCATTTCCACCCGCATCCGGGAAAACAACGGCCTACCGATGACCTTTGGTGACCGGCTGAACGCGGCGATCACTCGCAACAATCGATCCCTTGCGGCTGCACGGGGTGGTTTGGTGGATGCAGCGGCGAGTTTCTACGCGCTGCGTGAAGCGATCGGTGGCCCGATTGCCGCGGCCTCCGAGTTTGAAAGCGCCATGGCGGATGTGCGCAAGGTGGTGGATTTCCCGACGCCGGAAGGGTTTGCTCAGTTCCAACAGGATCTCTTTGCCCTCTCGCGCGATATTCCCATCGCCGTAACGGGCCTTGCAGAAATCGCCGCGGCTGCGGGGCAAGCCGGCATTGCGGGGCAAGACCTCATTCGCTTCACCGATGCCGCCGCGCGGATCGGGGTGGCCTTTGACATCAGTGCCGATCAGGCCGGCGCCTCCATGGCGAACCTGATGACGGCCTTGGGCCTCACGATCGACGAGACGGTCTCGCTGGCAGATGCCATGAACCATCTCTCGAACAGCCAGGCTTCGAGTGCGGCCGATATTCTCGATGTGGTCCGCCGCGTTGGGGCGCAAGCGACGCTGTTCGGGTTTTCGGCGGAAGAGACCTCGGCCTTTGCCTCCGCGATGTTGGCCGCTGGTGCGCAAAGCGAGGTGGCGGCGACGAGTTTTCGCAACATGGGGGCTGCACTGACGCGCGGCTCAGCCGCGACGCGGGCACAGCGGGAAGCGTTTCAAGAGCTTGGGCTCGATGCAGAAGCTGTCGCGCGGCGCATGCAGGAAGACGCTGTGGGCACGACGCTCGATGTGCTGCGGCGCATCAGTCAGATCCCGCGTGAACAACAGGCGGCGATTTCGAGCCAGCTTTTTGGAAATGAAGCGCGCGCTCTTGGGCCGCTCCTGACCAACCTCGGCCTCGTGGAAGACACGCTTGGCATGGTGGGGGACCGAGCCAATTACGCAGGCTCTGCGTTCGCGGAGTTCGAAGCGCGCAACAACACTTTCCAAGCCAATATCCAGCGGTTCCAAAACGTGCTGACCGAATTGCAGGTCAACATTGGCAATGCGCTGATGCCCGCGATCACGTCTCTGGCGGAGGCGATCACCCCGCTGTTCTTGCGGATTTCTGAGCTGGCGGCCGCCTATCCAGAGGTGACACTTGCCGTGGTGGGCGCGACAGCAGCGGTCATCGCCTTCAAGGGCGCGATGTCAGCGCTGCAATTCGCGGGCCTCTTGGGCCGCGGCGGTGTGCTCTCGATGATTGCTGCCGGCTACAACACGATCGGGCGCGCGGCCATTGGCGCGCGGACGGCCGCGACAGAAATGATCGGGCTGCAATCGGCTTTGGCATCAATGGGTGGACAGCCCCTCGGGACACTCGGGCGGCTGCGCGCCGGCTTGACCGGGATCGCCCTGGCGGTCCCAGGTGTCGGGGCGCTGTCCTCTGGCATTGCCGCGATCGGGGCGGCCGTGGCAACGATCTCGGCCCCGGTTTGGGCGACTTTTGCCGCTGTGGCGGCCGCTGTCGCTGCGGCAGGCTTCACGATCTATCGCTACTGGGACCGGATCACGGCAACCTTGTCTGGCGTGGGCCAGGCGATTTCCGAGCGGCTCCAGGGCCCGCTCGACTGGCTCGGCGAAAAGCTCAGCTTCTTGACCCCGATCACCGATGCGATTTCGAACGCGTTTTCGGGATTGGGTTCCGCGCTCGGGACGGCGGTCAATGCCATCACCGAGTTTTTCAGCTCGGGGCTTTTCGAGCAGGAGGTCTTGTCGGAAGAAGAGCAGGCCCGGATTGCCCAGAACGCGGCCAATCTGACCGGCCGGATCATCGATGGTTTTGCCAGTCTGGTCACCGGGCTTTACGACAAGGGCCTCGAGGCGATCCAAGCGCTCTGGGACGGGATGGTGGCCAAGTTCGAAGAACTGATCGCCTGGATCCGGGGTATTCCGTCCCGCATCGTTGAGGCGATCGGCAATATTGATCTGACGAACATTGTCCGCTGGCCCTCGATGCCGGCTTGGCTTGGCGGTGGCGATGAAGCCCCAGCCGTGGCTGTCGATGAATTCTCAGGTGTCGACGGCACGCGGGCGGCTGGTGGGCCCATCTCGCGCGGCGGCACTTATCTGGTTGGGGAACGCGGTCCGGAACTCATCACCGCCAACCGCAATGGTTATGTGAACCCAGCGGGAAGTATGGGTGGTGCGGGACCAGTGGAGGTCTCGGTCAATGCGCCCATCACCATCACGGGTGCGACGGCGGGCCCACAACAGCTTGCGGCAGAAATTACTCGCCAGCTGCGCGATCAGATCCGCGAAGCCTTCCGGGGTGTTTATGCCGATACCGGGTTGAGGTTTGCCTGATGCTGATGATTCTCGGACCCGTCCAATTTGAAATCCTGCCCTTCAACACCGATGGCTACAGCCATGGCACGGAGGCCGGCTTTGCCGAAAAGCCCGTTCTCGGAGCGCGGCCCATCCTCGAATATGTGGGCGAAGGCCCGGAAAGCTGGACGATCAAGGCCCGGCTCTATCCAGAAAAGTTCGGTGGCATGGGACAGCTAACGCTTCTGTCGCAAGCCCGCGCCTCGGGGCGTCCGCAATATATGATGCGGGGCGATGGCGCCTTGATGGGCTGGGTCAATATCCTCTCGGTGGCAGAGCGCGCCTCCTATCTCGGCCGCAATGGCGTCGGCAAGGTCATTGATGTCGACATCACCGTGAAACGGGCCAGCGCGCCAAGTGCGGGGGCGTTCTTCTCTCTTCTGGCGGATGTGCTCCTATGGACCAGGTGATCGAAACCGTGACCGTCGAAGGCGACGGGCTGACCGTGTCGGTGATCGTCTGGCGCAGATTCAAACGGCCGATGCCGGGGCTTGTGGAGGCGATCTACGATCAGAACCTTGGACTTGCCGATGTCGGCCAGACCCTACCGGTGGGCACAAGCTTCGAGATGCCAATACCGATCCCGCGGGAACAGCAGGTTCTGGATCCGATCCGGCTTTGGTGAGGACGTGAACCCATGTCGAAGCGCGCGCTTTTCAACGTGACCGTGGCGGGCACGAATATCACCACGGCGCTGATGCCGGTCCTTTTGGGCCTGCAAGTCTCGGACAAGGTCGGCACCCACACCGACAGTGCGGATCTCGAGATTGATGACACCGATGGGCGCATTGTCCTTCCGCAGATCGGTGCGCCCGTTGCGATTGCACTCGGCTGGGACAGCGAGGGGATGCGGGTCGTTTTTGAGGGCACGGTTGATGAGGTGAAATCCTCAGGCACCCGCAGCGCGGGGCGGCGACTTCGCATTACGGCCAAGGGCATGGATACGACAGGCCGGGCCAAAGAAGGCCAGCAGCGCCATTGGGATGGGGCGACTGTGGAGAAAATCCTGCGCGAGGCAGCGACGCATGCAGGGATCACACAGATCGAAATTGATCCGGCGCTCCGCAACCTGACCCGCGGCTATTTCGAGATGCGCGATGAAAGCCTGATCGCCATGGGCGAGCGACTTTCCCGCGAAATCGGTGGCAACTTCCGCCTCACCGGCGGGCGGATTGTGCTCTCAAAGCGCAATGCCGATTACGCGACGGCCATTGCGGCAACCTGGGGCCAGAACCTGCACAGCTGGGACATTGCCCCGAGGCTCGGTCGCCCGCAATTCGGGGCAGTCCGTGGGCGCTGGTATGATGTAGCGGCGGGCGCTTGGCAGATCGTCGAGCGGGCAACGGGGATCGACGTGCCCTCAGTCTACGCGGATCGTTTCGCCCGGTCGGGCGCGCTGGAAACCACCCAGCAGGGTAAGAGTGATGCCGCAACGACGGCTCGGGATGCGGGCGAAGGCACGGTGGTCATCGAGGGCAACACGGCTGCTGTGCCGGATGGAATCTGCACCGTGTCCGGCACGCGGCCTGGCGTGGACGGGTCCTATCGCATCGAGGCTGTGACCCACACGCTGACCCGCGCGGGCGGCTTTGTCACCACGCTGGAGCTGAAACAGCCTCAGCTCGGCGCGGGCACAGATGCGCGGGCGGAGACCACGGCACCCGTGTCTGCCAGCGCAAACGTGCCGCCCATCATCGATCCGGATGCAACCGGGCCGTTCTGAGACCAAGGAGGCAGGGAGATGCCGGAGAACAGTTTTATCGAAACCATCAACCACCTCTTTGGCGGGGCCATCACCACATTGATTGGTGCCTTCACCGGTCGGCTCATGTGGCACTCCGGCGAGGTGAAGCTCGGAAATCGCCGCTTTTTCGGCAAGGAACTTCTCTGGGAAATCCCCGTCGCTGTGGGCATGGCGCTCATTGGCGATGCGGCCGCGAATTACATTGGTCTGACCCAGCCGGTCTCAACCGGGTTCGTGGCCACGCTCGCCTATCTCGGCCCCCGCGGTGCCGAAAGCCTGCTCTGCGCCTGGATTGGCCGCAAGAAATAAAACCCACCAAACATCGATCGCCAGATCACACGCCGCCCTTCGGGGCGGTGTTTTCTTTTGCAAGGAGGCCAGAATGACCCCTTTTGAAATCGCCCAAAGCTACATCGGCACCACTGAAGGCCCAGGCACTGAAGACAACCCAGCCATCATGGCGATGTATGCCTCTGTTGGCCACGACTGGGTCGAGCATGACTCTGTCGCTTGGTGTGCAGCCTTCGTGGGCCATTGCCTCGAAAAGGCCGGGCTGCGCTCCACCCGACGCCTCAACGCGCGCTCTTATCTGGACTGGGGCATTCCCGTAGACCTCGCGGAGGCCCAAGAGGGCGACATCGTTGTCTTCTCACGCGGTTCGAAATCATGGCAGGGCCATGTTGGCTTCTTCGTGAAAACGGCGGGCGCCATGATCGAAGTGCTAGGCGGCAATCAATCTGATGCCGTCAATATCCAGCGCTATGCGAAATCGCGGCTGCTCGGGGTGCGGCGCGCCGGTAATGTGGCACCGACCGCGACGCTCTCGGTCCGTGAGGTGCAGGCGCGTCTCAAAGCGCTTGGATATCACGAGGTGGGCCGCGTGGACGGTCAGGTCGGGCCTCGCACCCGCGCAGCCATCTTGGCGTTTCGCGATGATAACGGTCTGCCTCTGGTGCCGATCATCGATGTGGCGCTCACGGAGGCCCTGTCGACAGCTGCACCGAGGTCGGTCGCGCCGGAACGGGCCACGGGCGTACCAGAAAACAGTCGGATCCTCACGGCGGCGAATGCGCAGGTAGGGCTTGGCGTTCTGGGTGCTGCGGGATCTGTGGCCGGGCAGATTGCGCCGGCGCTGACCCAGGCCGAAGAGGCGCGCGATACGGCTGAGCGCGTGCTGGATTTGGTTGGGCTTGCAGACGTGGTGCAAGCGGCCTTGCCCTGGATCGGGGCGGCTGTGTTCATCGGCGTCATCTTCTACGCCCTGAAAGCCCGCAACGCCCGGATCGAAGATCATCGCGCCGGGAAGACCCCGTGATGTGGGTCTTGATCGTTTCCATATGCATGTCGATCGGCGGGGCTCCGGCCTGCGGGTCCGATATCCATCCCGTGGCGATGCGCACATTCGCCGAGTGCGAGGACGCCGCCGTCCTCTCCCATGACCACATTCGGGCCGCCGCCGAGGCCGACAATGTCATCGTGCTATCGCTCAACACCCACTGTGTCACAACGGCGGGCTTACCGATTTCTGCGGAGGGTGGGGAATGATCTCAATCCTGACCGCCATCTTTTCCGGGATCGGCCGCAAGGCCGCACTTTGGGGCGCGATCGCCGTTGCGATTGGCGCCGCGCTTTGGGTGGCGTTTCGGCGGGGTCGCCTGGAGGCCGAGGCCGAATTCATCATTCGTCGGGCCGATGCCAGGATCCGATCCCTGCAAACAGCGAAGGAGGTGTCCAATGAGGTGCAAAACGCCGATCGCGCTGATCTTGAGCGCCGTCTTGAGCGCTGGATGCGCGATTGATCCGAGGCGCGATCGCGATGCCTGCGATTGGGCAGCTCCCATCAGACCCTCTCGTGCCGATGTACTGACCGACGGCACGCTGGCCCAGATCGTCACCCACAATGAAATCGGCGCGCGCCTCTGCGGCTGGCGGCCCTGATGTTTAGAAACCTCCGAGGTGATCTGTGGATGGGACCAAGTATGACCTGACCCCGGATGTCTGGACCATGGTCGCCTTCAACGCCTCTGCCGCGCTGGTGGTGCCGCCACTCGGCGCCCTGATTTGGGGTCAGTTGGCACCGGAGGATGATCCGCCCAACGAAGGCGGATTTACGATCCGGGGGATGCGCCTCATTCGGGGCATCGCGCCCTTCGAGGCGCTTTGGCTGCGCGCGGAGACCGCCCCTGCAACCGTCACCGTTTATCAAGGAAACAGCATGTCGGGTGTCGTCTACTTCGGCAAATCGCCATTTCGGCTGCGCACGTCAGGCTCCGTTGAAATCGAGGTGCCCTACGTCCCCCAGATCCTCGATGGCGGGGCACCGGATACCGATTACGCCGGCCTTGCCATCATCGACTGCGGTGGCGCTGCCGCCTATCCAAACCTTAGAACCATCGATGGCCGTGTCCAGGGAGAAACCCCATGACCTCCACAGTCTTTGCCAAAATCCAGATGCGCCGCGGCACTGCCGCCGAATGGGCCACGGCCAATCCAATCTTGGCTGAGGGCGAATTTGCCTTCGAGATTGATACGGGCATCACCAAGGTGGGCGATGGTGCATCGGACTATGCAACCCTGCCGGCTTATGCGACCTACAGCCAGATGTTGGCGGCCCAAGCCGCCATCGAGGCTGGGCAGACGCAGCTTGCGACGTTTACCAGCCAACTGACGGCGGCGCAGAATGCGGCCACGACGTCTGTGGCCAAAGCGTCCGAGGCCTTTGTTTCAGCCGGGAATGCCAAGTTCTCGGAAGATGCGGCTGAAGTGAGCGCATCGCAAGCGGCTCAGAGAGCAATTGATGCGGCGGCGTCTGCAGTGCAGGCGGCCGGATCCGAGACCAATGCCGCGGGGTCTGAACAGGCAGCTGCAGCTTCCAAAGCAGCGGCTTTGTCTAGTGAACAAGCTGCCGCTCAGAGCGAAGCCAATGCAGCCGCCAGCGAGGCCACGGCATCCGCCGCCGCTGCCGTCGTGCAGCCTCTCGCCGAGGAAATTGAGGTGATCGCGACCAACATCGGAACTGTGCAGGACGCGGCCGGGCCACTCACTGACATCCAGACCGCAATGTTCGAAATGGCGACAGCCTTCGTCAATTCGCAGACGCGGTATGTCTCCGCCGTCGCCTTCTCGTAAGGAGCCCCGCCCGTGACAATTGAACAGCAAGTGGACGCCCTGACAGCCTCGGTCGACAACCTGAGAGGGGCTGTGGTGTCCAAGAAGGCCACCCTTGATGCCTCGGTTGTCGACGCGCAGTCAGCGACCGCGCAGGCGCAAGCAGCCAAAGCGAACGCTCTTTCTGCGCGCGACCAGGCTGGGGCTTTCAAGGATGCCTCATACATCGCTGCGCAGTCGGCTGCCTCAGCCGTCGCCTATCAGGACCTTTCTGCCGCAGCGCTCACCAAAGCAGTCACGGCGGTAGATGTATTCATCTACGACACCTCGAAGGACAGTGACGGCGGGGCTTGGCGGCATCGCTGCGCCGGGACAAGTTGGTATCGAGAGCCGCTGAATACGCCAACGCGGGGATCACGGCGGGACTTTCCGGCTGTGGCGGTGATCGTGGCAACGGCTGATGCTGTAACCATCTATGATGGCGACGATCCGTCATTGCCGATGTGGATGGTGGTTTCAGGTGGTTCGGACAAGTTTTTCAACACCGCAGGTGGGGGAGCGATAACGGCAATATCTGCCAAAAACGGTTGGCTCGTTGGAACTTCATCCACCCGGTCTATAAGCCGCCTGAATTTCCTCACTGAAAAGGCTTACACCGGCGTTGGATTTGGTTCGTATAAGGTCACTGCTCCTATCGCCACATTCCGCAATGCTGTTGTGTTTCCGAAGTACACCGTTCCTCCGTCGATGTTTTCTATCGCTAGCAGCATCGCCTACGACTTGGCTATGACGGTCCTGCCCAATGCCCCAGTTGATCCTGCGACTGGGCTTCCGGTGCCAATGATTGCTGTGGCGACTGCTGGTGGCGTGTCTGTGATTAAGGATGATGGGACGGTTGTTGATGCAACATTTGTTGGATCTCGAAACTATATCAGCAAGGTCGACTTTACGGCTGATAATTGGGTCTTTGCGACAACATCAAATGTAACAAACCCCATCGGATGGTTCCCTGTCCTATTTGAAATCCCTAGCGCGGATGTCACAAACCTAGGTACTAGCACCGGTGGCAACGGTGTAGGGTTTACCTTTTTGGACGCTCCATACATCAACACCACGCAATACGAGGCAGGCACGGATGCAGTGGCGTCCGACAAAACCCTGTTCGTAGGAAAGACTGTTGGTTTCTGGCAAATCCAAGCCGTCCCTGATGACACCTTGGATGTCATGAGAAAAAACATGGTGTCAAAAATTACCTCAACCTACAACACTGGCTGGATGAACGGGGCGATCCGGGGCGCGTTCCTCGCAGACACCAATGACACCGATCTGGTTGAGGCTGAGTTTTCAGACGATTTCAGTGGCTATTCAGATCAAGCTGCGATGCAGTCGGCAGGATACAGCTTTGTCAACTCGGCGTTTGACGCCGCGCTGAATGCGGTCGTGTTTAGCGGATCGGCATCAGGTGACATTACTTTGTCTTGGGCAACGCTAACCGCCGCTGGAATTGCAGCTGGTGACGCCTACGAGGTTACGGTTGTCGTGACTGGCCTCGTCGCTGGGAGCCTTTCCGTTCAGGACAACTTCGTGAGCATCGGTGCCTTCTCCTCGGACGGGACCCATATTTTTCGAGGGACGCGGGCTGGAAATTTCCGTTTTGTCACAGCCAACGGATTCGAAGGGGAAATCCAAAGCATCACATTCCGCAAACTCGACCGCGACCGCTCGATTAAAAATAGCGGCCTTGTGGTGAACGGCACCATCACTCGGGCGCCGGTCTCCACTGGCGCAGAGTTAGTCGCCTATAGCGGGTTCTCTGCCTCCAACTTCCTTGAGCAGCCGTATAATTCGGAACTCGACTTCGGCACGGATGACTTCTGCTATATGGGCTGGTTTTACGACAGCTCAGTAAACGGGGCGGCTATTTTGACCCGCAATGATGGGGTCGGGGTGGAAGCGAACTACGGACCAGGCTCGGTAAACATTTTTAGCAATGCAGGGCTTATCAAACTCCGACTTGGTAATTCTTTAGCCCTTAACCACGCAATGCCCCTTGGCTCGCTGCGATGGGTGCATGTTGTTGCGCTTCGTCGTTCGGGCGTTGCCGAATTGTGGGTTGATGGTGTCTTGCGTGCATCTTCCGGGAATTCTGAAAACCTGACTCTTGCGGGTGGGGCTCTTAGGTTTGGTCAGTATTTTTACAGCCAGACTTTTAGTGCCATAGGCGGAACAATCCTTGCCCTTTGGCGCATCAGCGCGACGGCCCCAACTGCCGACCAAATCCGCCGCATCTACGAGGACGAGAAGGCGCTGTTTCAAGAAAACGCCGCCTGCACGCTCTACGGGGCTTCGGATGCCGTGACAGCCCTCGCACACGATTCGGACTCCGGTTTGCTGCACGTTGGGACCAGTGCAGGCCGGTCGGTGTTCAAAGGCCTGCGCCGGGTGGCGAACACCACGACCCCGGTGGCAACGGCCATTGCGGCGGCAGGCGATCTGGTTGTCGAGCAATAAGCGTTTGGGGCGGCGCTGACTGCGTGCTTGCGCCCCTTTTTCTCACTCCCCCGCTAAGGACAAAGACATGACGCTGATGAGCTCGATCTCGAAGTTGACCACCTCGGTCGATCAGCTGGCCGACGAGGCAAACGTTACCAAGTCGCAACTCGACGCGAAGGTGACGCTGGCCGAGGCCGAGGTTATTTCTTCGCAGGGTGAGCAGGCGGCAACTGAGGCGGCCCGGGACGAGGCGGCCACGCATGCGGCGGCCGCCGCCAACCATCTTGCGACCGTGAAGTCTGACGTGACCTATCGGGGCATTAGTGCGATCCTTGCCGCGAAGGCCATGACTGCTGTGGACGTGTTTGTCTACGACACGAGCTACGACAGCGACGGTGGGGCATGGCGCAAGCGGTGTAAGCACACGAGCTGGTATAACGAGCCGCTCAACACTGCCACTCGCGGGGCACGGCGTGAGTTTCCGGCGGTGGCGATCATTGTCGTTGAGTTGCCGAACAAAGTGACCATTTTCGATGCCGACGATCCTGATCTGCCGATGTGGATGGTCGCTGATACTCGCGGGGAGCAAAATACCGCACCTTATGCGATTACGGCTTTGGGTGGGCAGGCAAGCTATCTCGGGCCAGTATCCGCTTTGAACGGTCAAATCTGCATTTGTGGCACTGGCGGCTACAGCTCGCAGGCGTTGCTGCGCTGGGATTTCTTGTCAGACCGATTTGGGAACCAAGCGCCAAACTCGTTTTACAGTGGGTGGACCTCCGGGACGATTTCCGAGCGTAACGAGTTGCGAACATTAGTCGAGGGGTTGCCGGTAATTCTGGCGCCGCAAGTACGCGACGTTGCCATGACTGCGCTCTCAGAGGCGCCCGTCGATCCGGCCACATGGCTTCCAGTGCCCACGATTGCGGTCGCGACGGACGGAGGCGTCAGCGTCATTAAGCAGGATGGCACCGTCATCAATCCATTCACCGCCTACGGGATGCAGTGCGTTCATTTTTCAGAGGATATGCTCTACTACTGGCAAAACGGCGACCACCAATTGCGCCGCATATCCGCTCCGAACTTTGTTGGAAATACCATTGAATTCTACGGTTGGCGGGACAACGCAATCCGACCGTCGATTTCTCCGAGAACCACGTTTTCTGGTATTCGGCACGTCGTCGGCGATGGGAAGTCCGCCATTGCGGCCTCAGCCGCAGCCGACACAAATCTGGCGCTTCTTCAAGAAACCCGGATTGGCACCGGGCTCTCGATGGTGGCCTACGCGACGTCGGACTATGCCACAGGCTGGATGCCCGGCTCAATCAAGGGTGCCTTCCTCGCTGACACTGACGACACCGATTTGGTTGGCTCGGTTTATCTTGATGATGACTTCACAAGCTATGCTGACCAAGCTGCGGCAGAGGCTGCGGGGTATGAGTTTTCAGGCTGCACATTTGATGCCGCCAATGATCAAGTGGACTTCCCCGGAACGGGAACATTTACGTTTAGTGGTGCTGATCCATCCCCTAGCGGCGAACCGATTATTGTTAAAATAGTTGTTTCAAACCGAACGAAGGGGAACCTCTCGTTTCAAGCAGCCTACAGCCAAGTGTTCGCTTTTGGGGAAACGGGCGCACTGGATGCCAACGGCACGTATTACTTTTCCTGCACTTCTGCGCACTTGCGGGTGCTGGCACTCAATGGGTTCGACGGTTCCGTGGATAGCGTAACAATTTATGGAGCAGACGCAGACCGCTCGGTGAACAACAACGGCCTGATCGTCAACGGCAATGTGACCCGCAGCCCGGTGGCCGACGGCGCGGAGCTGGCGGCGTATTCGGGGTTCTCGGCGGCCAACTATCTCGAACAGCCCTACAACAGCGCGCTGGACTTTGGGACCGGCGACTTCTGCGTGATGGGGTGGGTGATCAGCACCGATGCCGCCTTTGACTATCTGATTTATCGCGCATTGCCGAATGCGACAGACGTGGGTTTTAGCATCGCAATCGACGGTGCAAACGATCGCATTGGCTGTCTGGTTAAATCTACAGGCTTCCAATATGGTTCAAATAAAGTGCTGGGGCGGTGGACGCTTGTCGCGCTAATTCGAAGCGGCGGGATGGCCCAGGTCTACGTTAATGGCGTTCTGGACTTCACGTTTTCGGCGCCAACGGACGTTGACCCGACAACGCCCGCAAGCCACATTATGTCTCTCGGATCGGCAAGCAACGGCGCAGGCGCCCTCAACAACGGTTCCATCGCCCTCTGGCGGATCTCCGCCACTGCCCCCACCGCCGAACAGATCGCCAAAATCTACGAGGACGAGCGCAAGCTGTTCCAGCCCGGTGCCCAGTGCACCCTCTACGGCACGAGCGATGCGGTCACGGCGCTGGCGCACGACCCCAAGACCAAACTGCTGCACGTCGGGACTTCGGCGGGCCGCTCCACCTTCGACGGCCTCCAACGGGTGGCCAACACCGAAACCCCGGTCGGGACCGCTATCTCGGCGGTTAACGGCCTGATTGCGGAGCAATGACGATATGACCGTTAACATTTCGAAACCGGTGCAGAACTTGCGGGAGGAGCTCGCCGCTCTTCGCGGCAAAGTGGTGGCTGGTGTCGCACAGGAGGCCTTCTGGTTCTCTGGCGATGGCGCAACCACCAGCTTTGCTTTGCAGCGCGGGTGGAAACCGAAGTTCGCCTATGTCGGCGGCGCGTTGAAGCGCCCCGGCACGGGTGAGGACTACACCGTCTCCTATGATGGGTTCATCTACTCGCTGGTTTTCGCGGTGGCCCCTGCCACGGTGGACGTTGGCGTGATCTGCGTGCGCGAGGTCTGATCCATGACCGTGTTCATCCAGAAGGGCGACGCTCCCCTGAGTGTGCGTCAGGCGACCAAACGTGGCATGGCCCATGTTGCGGCTGAACTGGCGCAGGCGGGCGCACGGACGGGCGATGAAGAGCTGCTGCGGGTGATCCCGCACGCAGACCTCACTCCGAGGCTCGCGGCCGTTGTGCAGGCGTTGGGGCACGTTTCCTACCAAGCCTATGCATTGGGCTGGGAGGCCGACAACCTCGTGAATGGAGAACACAACCTGTTTAACCACCAGCTGGCGGCCTACCGGGAGGCGCAGTCCCGTCTGGCGCGGTATCGGCTGGCGGACGGTCGCCCCGAGATCACCGAGGAACTGCAGGCGATTGACGACCTTGGCCAGCCCGTGTTCGACGAGACAAACGGGGAGCCGGTGATGGAGGCCGTCGTGGTGCAGGCGGCGATCGACCCGCTCCCGGCGGAGGTAGAGAGGCCCATCTACGATGAGTTGACCGGCGAGCAGACCGAGACCGAGATGGTGCCGAACCCGGTGATCGTCCGGGACGAAACCGAGCGGGCGGACGCAAGAGCGGTTGTCGATGAAGCGCCCACCGAAGTCATTGAATTTGCGAGCGCAGAAGCAGGCTTGTCGTCATGACGTCCAGGGTATTGAACAAAAGGTCGGCCGTTCCCGGTAAGGTGCCAACAACGGCCCAAATCGACCTTGGCGAGCTTGCAATCAACACCCGAGACGGCAAGCTCTTTATTAAGCGCGATAACGGAAAAGGTACATTTACAATTGTTGAGATCGGGTCGCCGCAGGCGGTCGCATCAAGTCTGGGGCTTGGTGCCCTTGCATATGGGCAAGTTGGCGACTGGACCATCACGGCTGATGCAAGCGGCAATCTGCGGTTCTTTCATGACGGCATCGCACGAATGCGTCTTGATCCAGACGGAAATCTGATCGTGTCCGGCGATGTCACCGCATTTGGAGCACCTTGATCATGGCAGTCGTGGTATCTGGGGCTTTGTCTCTCTCGAGCATCGCTGCTGAATTTGGTGGCGATGCTGAGTTGTCCTTGAGCGCTTTCTATCGCGGGGCTGGTCGTGTCCCTGCTGCGGGTACGCCCAATCGTGACATTCCCGCGAGTGGCGCAATATCATTTTCCACATTCCGTGGCAGCGCTCGTATGGCGATAGTTGATTATGAAATCATCGGTGGTGGCGGGGGCGGCGGACATGGTGTGGGGGATGGCACTGCCTCAGGAAGAGCGGTTTCCGGTGGTGCTACAGCGATCACATCGGCAGGCAAACAGCTGGTTTCGGCGGCAGGCGGATTGGGCGGCTTGAACGGTCAAGCGCCACGTTCCGGAAATAACGGCGAAGGGACACCATACGGTCCTGGTGGCGCCGGGGGAAACGTCAATTCTGCTGGCGACGCGGCACCCAGCTTATCCTATGGCGCAGGTGGCGGTGGAGGGGGAGGTGACAATCCATCAACCTATGACTCCTCCGGTGCGGGCGGGTTTGGCGGCTCGGCGGGGACTCGGCGCATCGGCTCAATCGAGGTTGTTTACGGTGCCTTGTTGACGGTCAGCATCGGTGCGCGTGGTCTCGGTTCCACTGCGGGATATCGCGGAGGCGACGGGGCCGCGGGTTTCGCACGCCTGACCTGGGACGAAAAAGCCGCCAGCTTTACAGCTAGCGGCTCAGTATCTGTCGACTAGGAGGCGAGAAAAATGCAGTTTCTAAACATTGATGCCTTGATGGGATATTCGGCTGCACTGGATGCCCTGACTGCATGCCAGCGCGCGGCGCTCGTGGAAATCGTGTTTTGTTACAGGCGCGGGTCCCTATCAGCCACGGCCGTGTTCGAAGACGTTGAAGCCCTGCGCGATGTTGCCGGTCAGGTCCCGGCTGAAATCGAGAGAGCCGTCACCCGACGATACGGTGTCGACCTTGAAAGCCTGTCGCACGGAGAAGGCGTCCGGTTCTACGTCGATGGCGATGAACCAGAAACCGTGCTCTTTGGGTTCACCTATTCCTCCGCAGGGAAGCTGGAAGAATGGAAACGATATCAACGGGACCCAGACTGCAAGCAGCGCCTCCTGATCGATCGGTTCGATGCGGCGGACCGGGCAAAGTCGATCGGAGAGGTGGAGCGCGCTGGCGGTCCCGATCGATGGAAAGGGCCCTCGGAGTTGCCCAATAAGGCCAAGCAGGCTGGACTTCAGGTCATTTACCTGGCGAAAGAAGCGAAGGATCAGTGCTACTTGCGCCTACTGAGCGCATGAATGGCTGGCCTTCTTGACGACCTATAGTATGTCAGACGTTG